ATCGCTGTGTAAGAGCCATTTTGCAACACCATACTTTATACCCTTCCACGCCATCGCACTGCTCCATCTGCCCTTTTCCATTGAGGACAAAATCCTGTTTTTCAACATCCCACGCAACCGTATAATGGTAATCCCGATCTAATTGATCTCCGTCATCGATAAATTCGGGGGATTCCTCCACGGGAAATAACGTATTTTCTTCGTCCATGTTTTCACCTCCCCTAATTGATCACATCAATGACTACCGCTTCATTCTGTACCCATGCCACAAGCACGTGATCACCCGGCGATAATCCGGGGACCGGTATGGAATGCGAATGTGAACCGTTGCCATATTCATGCCCGCCATGACTACCGCCCGAAGCTCCAAGAGACATACCTGTTACATGCCGGCACACTGTATAATCTCCATTTGGAATTTTTACCGGGAAGGTATTTGTTATCAGCCCATAGTCAGACTCTATTTTTCCAAAATCAAGAACAAGGGGAGAGTCTGACATGCTTTTCATTCTTTTATGAAGCGTCCTTGCCAGTTTGTTTGTTCCGGCATGTCCATCAAACGCCATCGTCATCCCTCCTTAATCAAATGTTCCGTCGTCCACCCATCCATATACATTGCTTGAACTGTCCACATGTATCAGGTGCCATGGGTGGGATTTCCCCGATCCGTTCTTAATGGTTATTTTTGCTCGTCCAGCTCTTGCGTTGTATCCACGGGATCCCGCATAAGAGCTAACGTAATGTGTTCCGCCGTGGAAATTCACAATATCGCCCACATTGTAAGATTTTTTCTGTACCGTCTGCTGTGCTTTCTTCTCATATTCTTTGAATGGTACATGAAGATCCAGTGTCATGCTGCGGCTGTCTACATCATGCCTTATGCCAATAACATAGTAGTACGCATTCATGGTTCCAACCGTTACATGAACCAGGTCCCCTTTGCGCACCCATGGAATATCAGGTGCCTTAACAGTCATCTCCTCCTGAACTTCTCCCTCTTCATCGAGAATTGTCTGTGCCGATGTCTTAGCATCCTCAAGGCTTTCATCAGTTCCCCTTCGAACTATTTTCTGCCGTACGCCATATTTTGTACTACCGTTCAGCACAGCTTCCACCGCGCTTTTTCCATCATCATCCTCCTGACCTATCACTTTCACACGAGTAACCATTCCTGCAGTGCTCCTCTTATGTGTGGCATTGATTACATTTTCGGCCGCAAAGTGATATACGGTCTTATTGTTCGCATACGGAACCACATATGCTTTTCCTTTCCGATCTTGCACGACACATTTCACGCCGCCTTTTTTATAGGCATCGTCCAGTATCTCCATGATGACATTAGCTGGATCGTCGGATTTAAATGTTAATTTTGCGTGCGTTTCGTTTGGACCCTCATATGATCCAAGAACAATTTCATAGTCATCAAAAACTTTAGTCACGGCTGATTTTGTTCCGGTGCCTGCCGGGAAATAGAAATTATCCTGGCTCTCTTGGAGATTGTACAGCTTGTCATAACACTTTCCGTCAAACTTGTACCCGTCCGAAGAGTATGCCGGTTTCCAATCAATGATGTTCCCGCGGGCCACTTCGTCATCCGTAACGCCATCAGAAACAAATACTCCGACCAAACACCCGAGTTTCGCTATATCCGAAAACACTTCTTTTGATGACTTTTCATTTTTAGTTGTGAACGAAATCCGGGTGGAGAGTTCGTCTTCACCTTGCTCCCACCCGAGATTTTCCACATAATCTTTTATATTGTACTGATTTCCCTTTTCGTCCATAATGACAAAGCGGTATTGAATCTTCGAC